CGCCCGGTCAAATCGCTTGCCCGGTTGACCGTGATGCCGTGAGTGAAGCCCGCCTTGCCGGCATCAATGCCCAGCCCGATGCCGATCAATTCAACGCCGCGTTGCTGGGCATACGATCCCGCCCATTTCACGCCGCGCTGGCCGTTGTTGCATTCGCCGTCCGTCAGGGCCAGCACGACACGGCGCGTAAGGTGGGGCATGCCCGCCAGCGTGTCGGCGCAAGCCATGATCGACCCTGACAAGGGCGTGCCGCCGTGACCGTCCAGGCGGGCAATGCCTGCCGCCGCTGCCGCGCCCTTGGTGCGCCAATCTTTCAGGGTTTTGAGTGCCACGCTTTTGCCCGCGTCATGGCATGTCAGAAAATCGCCGAATGTCACCACGGCGCATTGCGCCCCAGCGGCATCGCACGCGTCTGCTAGGTGAATGCCCAGCGTCCTGGCCATTAGCGTTTGGCCCCACCCCATGCTGCCGCTGTTGTCCAGCAACAGCATCACGCCAACCTCGATGCTCGGCGTTTCATGCCGCTGCGAGAATACGTCGCGGGCGCCGATTGCCGCCCGCGACAATGCCCGCCGGTCAAGGCGCCCGGTCGTGAGGCGGCGCTCAAAATCGATGCGCCCAGGCGCCCGCAGCATCTGGCGAATTTTCGCTTTGAGCGTGCCGGGGTTTTCGATTGCGCCGCGCGCCTGGGCGGCGGCGCCTGGGGCGGGCGGCTTGTCGCATGGCACTGTGATGTGCCCGCGCCAATTGGATAGTTCGGACACAAGGCTGTTGCTCGCCTTGGCCCCGTCAGCCATGGCATCGGCGCCATTGCGTTCACGTATGGCGTCCAAAATCGTGGCCAGCGGATCGGGCGTGCCGTCGTGTGCCTTTTCGCGTGTCGGATCGGCGCGGCTTGCCGCGCCCTTGCCCTTGCCGCCCTTGCCCTTGCCCTTGGCGGGCGCCTGGGCGGGCGCCTGGGCATCCTGGCCCTCGCCTTGGCCCTCGCCGTCCTGGCCCTCGCCTGGGGCGTCCTGGCCCTCGCCTGGGCCATCCTGGCCCTCGCCTTGGCCCTCGCCGTCCTGGCCCTCGCCTGGGGCGTCCTGGCCCTCGCCTGGGCCATCCTGGCCCTCGCCTTGGCCCTCGCCGTCCTGGCCCTCGCCTGGGGCGTCCTGGCCCTCGCCTTGGCCCTCGCCGTCCTGGCCCTCGCCGCTATCGCCTTGCTCGCCGTCGTCACAGGGTTGGCCCTGGCCGGGTTGCTCGGTTTTGGGTTGCTCGGGCTTGGGTTGCTCGGGCTTGGGTTTGTCCTGTTTCGCCTGGGCAGCGGCGGCGCGTATCGCGGCGCAAAACCGTATGGCCACGTCGTGAACATCTTTCGTGTCACGGCAGGCGGGCAATGCCCCCAGCGCGGCGCGCACTGCCGGGCGCGCCCAGGCTGGCAGCATTGCGTCCAGGCGGGCGGCGCTGGGGATATCGTGATGCCCCAGATAGGCGCGCCCCAGGACGGCAAGCGTGTAGGGCATCGAACCAACGTTGTGCGGCTTGAACCCGTCAGCCAATGCCCGCAACAGCAAAAATTCATCGTGCTCGGACCATAGGGCGCGGGCGCCTGGAATGTTCCCTTCCACGATGCCCGCCGCTTCGATGCGCGCATCCTCCAACCCGTTCACAACGTCACGCAACAGCGTGTCACCAGTGCGAACGACGCGCCGCCATTCGTTTTTGTCCGTCCGTATCGCGTGCTGCAATTCGTGCGTCAGATAAGCAACCATCCTATCGGCATCGGCGCGCGACAAGAGTGTGTGCGGCGCGAGCGTCGGCATGTTCACAGTGCATTGCACGCCGCCATGCCCTTGCACGTTCCAATCGATTGAAGCGGTGCGCCCGCCCAGCGTGGTGACATTGGCATGGAATACTTGCCCGCCCGCCTGGGCATTGCCCAGGCGCTCGAACGTGGCACGGGTTGCGCTGATAACCTTGTGGTATGGCACCAGCCTGCCGGGCGGCAGCGCAATGGTGGTTTCGGTTTCGGCATTCATGGTCCTGGGTTCCTTTCAGATATCGGTAACGCTGGTGAAGCCATGGCGCGTGGCATCGTCATGGGCGGCAGGCTGGGGCGTGGCATCGGGCGGGGGCGCATTGCCCGCCGCCACGTCAATTTGGCCAGCGGGGGCGTGAGTGGCCAGCAATTGCAGCAATTGCGGCACCGTGTCGGCGGGCGCGGCATTGATGAATGCCAAGTGCGCGGCTTGATCGGCGGGCACGCCGTCCATCAAACGTTCCGCCCATGACAACAGTGAGCGCAACCCCAGACCCGCGCTCAAATCGCCGCTTGTCGCCTTGGTGCGCGTGATGCGGGCAAAATCCACCAGCAATGTCGCCAGGGCGGCGGGCGCCGTGGTTTTGGCCCGCAGGACGGCGCGCTCTGCGGCGGCGGGCAAATAGTCCACCAGTTCGAGCGCGCCCATGCGGTTGATCAGTGCCGCCGATATCGGACCAGTGCCGACATAGTGCCCGCTGGTGTCGCCGCTGCCGTTGGTATTGTCGGCAAAGATAAAAACGGCATCGTCATGAATGGCCACGCGCTCGCCAGTCTCTTCGATGGTCACGGCGCGCGAGCCGTCCAACAACGATTGAAAAGCATACAGGCTGCCGCTGCGAGCAACCGTTGGTTCGTCAATCAGTATGATCGCGCCCGGCTTGCGGAGTGCCGCCGTCAGGCTGCCGTCCTGCCATGTCACGCCGCCGCCCGCGCTGGGCACGGTCATGCCCAACAACGTTGCCGCTTCCGTGGTCGCGGTGCATGTCAAACGCACGAAAGGGCGCCCCAGGCGCGCCGCCAATTGTTCCGCCCAGGACGTTTTGCCAGTGCCCGCAGGGCCAGCGAGCCAAATCGGTTTGCCGTGCCGGAACAAACAAGCGAGCAACGCCCCTGTGGCATCAATCCACACATAGTCCGGATCAATCGCGGGCGATTGCGTGCCGTCGTAAACCGGCATCGAAACGGTGCCCAGCTTGCCCGCAATTCCGAATAGTTCGGCGCTGGTGGTTTGCCCAATCCGTTTGGACACTGGCAGTGCCGGGCGCGCGAATGCTGCCGAAACGGTTGGCGCCTGGGCGCCTGCCCCAGGCGCGTGAACGATAACTTCCCGCACGATTTCAACGGCGGGCTTGTTTGCCAATATCGTCAGTTCACGCAAGCGAGTTTTAAAACCGATTGGGTCCATGTTGGCCCACAATCCGGCCAATTCGTTGAAATCGCGTTCCGCTGCGGCGTCCAGCGGATCGGCGCTTGCCTGGGCCAGGGCGGCATCGTCAGCGGGCGCCTGGGCATCGTCAGCCTGAGCATTGTCATCATCACGGTTGGCGGCGCTCGCCTGCCACTCTGCCGCCATGGCTGGGCCATTGGCGCCCATGCCAGTGCCCGCGTTCGGGTTCTGGGCCAGCCATTCCGCTTTTGCAGCGGCTTGGATGGTTGCCACGTCCAGCCCCAGGCTGCCCGCTGCCGCGAACATCTGATCCCTTGTCATGCCTGCCAGGGCGCCCAGCGGGCGCGCCTGGGCGGCGGCGGCATCGGTCAACGCACGGCGCATGAGGCGCCGCAAAATCTCTGAATAGCGTTCGGGTTTTGTCACGGTTTGGTTCCTTTCGGCGGTCCCGGCGGTTTGTGGTAAAACCGGGCCGCGCCCACCTTGTATACTGTGTGGGCGCCCGATGCAACAGAACGTTAGGACATGAATGGCTGATTTTAGCGGCTTACAGGATCGAACGCGGCATGCGCGCATCACGCCGGAAACGGCGCCGATTTTCAAAGCCAAGGCGGCGCGCTGCCAATGGTGCGGGCAAATGGCGTTGCGCGGCATGCGCTGGTGCAAACGGCATGGGCCAGGGATGGCAGCGGATCGGCGCAAGCCGCAACAGCGCGGCAAGCCGGAACGCGATGCGCGCATCGTGCTGGTGGCAACGGAGTATGGCGCGGAGGGCGCCTTGCCCGCCTGGGCCAGGGCATGGCCCCCCATCGCGCGCATCCTGGCCACGCTGCCCAGGACGCGCCGCCCGGTTGGTATTGCCACGCTGTTACACGCCCTGGTGACGGCAGCCTGTGGCGATGGCGCGCCATGGGCGGCAGCGTGCCACGACATGCGGCGCCTGGGCATCATGTTGCCGGACGATCCGCCGCTGGCCCAGGCGCGCCTTGCGGGGGCTGACAATGGCAAAGCGTGACACGGGGCCAGATGCCGACATTGCCTTGGCCCTTGCCACGCTCAGGACCGTTTGCCGCCTGGACGATGCCCAACCGTCAGCGCGTGCCGGGGCAGCTAGGACATTGCTTGAATTTTACGGAAGCATCGGGGCAGGGCGCACAAAAGCGCCGCCCGATAGTGCCCGAGCCGATGCTGAATTGACACGTTCCGAACTCGTAGAACGTGCCAAAACGCTACGTGCCAACGGGGCCAGGACGTTGACATGACGCACCATCCCGCCCCCTGGCCAATCCACACACCAGGGGGGTGCGCTTGCCAACGTTGCAGCGTGGCGCTTGTGCTTTGCCCATCGTGTCAACGTGGCAACGCATGGCAACGCGTGACAATGCGGAACGCGGGCTGGGCACTGGCCCCCAGGCTGGCCCCGGCCCCCCGGCCTCGGCCGGCCCGCGCCCACTTTTGGTTTACGGACGTGCGCGGGAAATTTGGTTGCGTAAAAATTAGTGTTTATGGCGTAACGGCTTTGGTGTTTGGACACTTTACGTTACCAATATATCGTTGAAAATGGGTAACTGCTCTCCCGTCCGAGCACCCACCGCCATGCCAACCGGAAATCGCGCCACCAGACCATTTCTTGCCCCCGCCATGACAACGGCCTACAAGCCTGAAACCCTTACGGGAGCGTGCCCGTGTCAACGACCCTACCACCCGGAACCCGCGCCGCGATACCCCCGGATGTGACCCGTCAGTATTCCTTCACTGGCCATTCGGTGAACACTCCGAGCGTGCCCCAGCCAGGGGATCGTCTCGATGGCGAGATTGACCGGACGAACGCCGCCGTCAACGAATTATCAAATTTTCTTGAGCAAACCTTCGACGCCAACGGCAACCTGCTCCCAGGATCAGTGGCGTTGGACAGGCTGGAAGAGGGTGCCATCCAGACCATCGAGGTGCTGGTGGCCCCCAACCTCCAGCCTTTCGTCACCAGGGCCGAAGCCCATGCCATCTACGCGGGGGTTGCCGCCACCGATGCCGACGCGTCAGCGCAGGAAGCGGCTGCCCACGCGCAATCGGTCCTGGCCAACGCCGAACTCGCCAAGGCTGCGGCTGACGCCGCTGCCCTGCTTGGCCGTCAGGTTCGCGAAGATGCCGCCACGATCACGGTCACCCAGACCGAGATCGATAACTTTACAAATGACGCCGAAGGGTTTGCCAACAGCGCACACAATGATGCCCGCTTGGCCGGTGCGTGGGCGGAATACATGGAGGGTGGCAACCCCCTGCCCGCGATGGTCTTTGCCCATACCTCGATCACGGGTCAGCATTGGTCCTCCCGCTGGTGGGCCACGCAAGCCGCCGCTGCGTTCGGTGCGATGTCCAGCCTTTACCTTGGGGCATGGCCCACGCCTCCCAGCACGACCGCCACCGGCCAACCCATCCCCATCGGTGCGATCTATTACAATACCACCAACCATCAGGCTTACGTCTGGGACGGCACCGCCTGGAACCCGTTCTATGCCCCGACCAAGGCACTCACCCTTACCCTGACCTACATCGCGACTGCCGATCAGACCAGTCTCAGCCTGCAAACTCCCGATATCACGGGCAATATCTTCGTGCTCGATGCCGTCTACACCGAACCTCTGGAAGTTCACCTCAACGGCGTCCGCACTGTCTACGATGCCCCTGCCGGTTCGGGCGACTATCTCGTCAACGGTGCCACCTCGACCGTGACTTTTTCCAGACCGCTGGCCCTCGGCACGGTCATTGGCGTTGATATCCTCGCCAGCGTGAACACCCTGCCGCCCAATCGCACGACCACCCGCCTTCTCCTGGACTTCAACGTCGATCCGGTGACCGGCACTCCCGGCCAGATCGATGGAATTCGCAAAACCTTCCCCCTGGCCCTTGCCACCGGCTCCCACAGTGCCGTCACCGTGGCCGCTTCGACCGAAATCCTGGTATTTATCGACGGCGTTACCCAGCAACCCGATGTCGCCTATACGACTTCAGGCACAAATATCACTTTTACCGAGGCGCCCACGGTAGATTGCGTGAATTGGACGACGTGGTTCGCCCCCGGCGCGATACCGCCTGCCGCAAGAGACGAAAACGGTGACCCGATACCCGGAAATTCCCCCGCCATCCTGCAAGGCGCGGGAAACTGCCCGTGCGGCCTTGGCACCGTGACCTTTTCCCTGCTCAACGAGACGGATTTCATGGCCACTCTCTCGGCCAATGACGCTTACGCGTGGCGCGCCGCTGATGGTTCCTCGATAGCGGGCACCGATCTTGCCACGCACCTCAACCGGGACACGCTTGACATGATACCAACTCAAAACGGCCTGCACGCGTATGTGAGGGTCATGGCATGAGCCGCGCTTTCGACTTTTCCCAGCTTCCCAAAGGCGGCGTCACGGTTCTTCCCAACCCGGCCACGGACATTCCGGTCGCGGGGGACGTGCTTGCCTACCTTAGCACCGACGCCAAGGGTAGAATTCTCACGGAATGGCGAGTTGGCGGCTCTGGCGGGGGCGGTGCGGGCACCGTCACCTCCATTACGGCCGGTGGCGTGCTCACCGGAGGCACCATCACCACGTCAGGCACCATTGGCCTCAACATCAGCACCGGCCTGATCAACAACGCGGGCACGATTTCCAACTCGGGCGTGATATCCGTGGGCGGCACGACGGGCAACGTCGCCCTTGGCACCGGCCTTGTCCTCAACACCCAGACCATCGCCGTCCGTCCCGCCACCACTGTCGCCCTCGGTGGTATTTCCGTGGGTGCTGGCCTCGCGGTTGACGTGAATGGTGTTCTCACCGTGACGGGAGGCACCGGCAGCGGGGGCGCCACGATCCAGCCCACGCCTCCCGCCGCCGCTGCCGGTGCCCTGTGGTGGGACAACACGGGCGGGCAACTCTATATCCGTTACGACGATGGCAATTCCCAGGAATGGGTCGCCGCTTCAGCACCTGCGGGTGCCGGGGGCGCCGGTTTTGTCCCCTCGGCTGGCGGCACCATGACGGGTCCACTGGTCCTGTCGGGCGATGCGACCGCCAACCTCAACCCGGTGCCCCTGCGCCAACTGAACACCACCCTGACGGCCTACGCCCTGACCTCGACGGTGCCGCCGCCGTCCTCGTCACTCCCCCTGATGGACAGCATCGCCGCCATCGGCAGCGCCGCGAATTTCGCCCGTGCCGATCACATACACCCCACCGACACCTCCCGTGCCGCCACCAGCGCCATCCCCGTGGCCTCCGTGACAAACCCCCTGATGGACGGCACCGTTGCCATCGGTTCCTCCCTGAACTGGGCCAAGGCCGATCATATTCACCCGACCGATACCACCCGTTACGCCGCGTCCAACCCCAGCGGCTACCAGACTGCCGCGCAACTGGCGGCTTACCTGCCGTTGGTCGGCGGGACATTGGCCGGGCCGGGCAACGTGAGTGGGACCAACATCAATCTTTCAGGCAACCTGACCGCCGGTAATGTGGTGGCCGCAGCGTGTTTCGCGGGGCAGCCGACTGTTACCGACTTTAATCTTGGGATTGGCGGCAATGTCCGTGCCCTCGCATGGCGTGGCGGTGTCTATGCCATGCAATTCGACAACGCCATTGGGACGCTCAATATAATCGGCAATAGCCTCGTCACCTGGGCAATCGACTTTGGCGGCAACGTGAGCATGCCGAGCGGCAACCTCACGCTGGGCCAGGGCCACGGATACCAGCCGGGCGCCGGTCCTTGGCTCGGCACGTCTGACGCCAGAGTCAAGCGTAAGGTTGCGAAATACGAGACAGGATTAGCGGAAGTCACCGCGTTGGAGCCGGTAAGCTATGAGTATAACGGCCAAGGCGGAACCACGGATGACGGCAAGACATACTACGGGTTGATTGCCCAACACACAGCAAAAGTCATGCCGGAACTTATATTCACCATGCCATCTACCACTGACGAACACGGCAAGCGAACCGATAAGCTGCTGGATGGACAGCTAGGCACTAACCTTGGGCCGCTTACGATGGCCCTGGTCAACGCCGTGAAGACCCTCAACACGCGCCTTGCCGCCCTGGAGCAAGCCAATGGCGCTTGATTTCCCCAACGCCCCGATCACGGGCGCGACTTTCCCTGGACCGAACGGCGCCCTGTGGCAATGGGACGGCGAAAAGTGGACCGCCGTGTCAACGTCCTCGACCGGGGGTGGCGGCGGTGCCTCCATTGTCATGCAACCCTCGCCTCCCGCCCTCGCGGCCAACGCCCTCTGGTGGGACACCATCGGGGGCCAGCTTTACGTCTGCTACGACGATGGCGTCGGACCCCTTCAATGGGTCACCGCCGCGAACATCCCCGGACCCCCTGCCTCCCAGGTCACCCAGACCGACGTGGCAAGCGCCCAGCGCAACGTCGGCCGCAACCTCATTCATAACGGTTTGTTTACGGTATGGCAGCGCGGAACGACTGCCGTGACGACCCATCTCGGATATTCAGCCGACAGGTGGCAAGGGTTGGTTGCCGCGCCTGATACGATAAGCCTGACGCGCGTGTCGCTTACGGATGCCGACCGGGCGGGGATCGGGGACGAGGAAGCCCGGTATGCCTTTCAGAACACTTTTGTCGGCAACACGGGCGGCTATTGTGGTTTCCAGCAACGGATTGAAAACGTGCAGCGTCTTGGCAACAAGACGGTCATCATAAGCTTCTACGCTGTTGCGGCATCCGGTACGCCTAAGATCGGCATCAACCTTTACCAAGTCTTCGGCACGGGCGGTTCCCCATCCGCCACTGTGATCGTGCTTGCCACCGGCCTCGCTGTCACCGCTGGCACCACCTGGGTCCGCTATTCCGTGACGATCCCGCTGCCCAGTGTTGCGGGGAAGGCTTATGGCACCAACAACGATGACTACACGCTGCTGCGGATTTACAATTCGGCAGGCACCACACAGAACCAGCAGGCAGGCAATATCGGCGTCCAGTCCGGCATCATAAACATCTGGGGCGTCCAGCTGGAGATCGCCGCACCGGGACAGGTCGCGCCCACGCCGCTGGAGAAGATGGACGCCCAGCAGACCCTTGCGGTTTGCCAGCGGTTTTACTGTACTGGTAATTGGATCGTAAGCGGCTATGGCACGTCGGGCTTGACCCCGGCACCGAATGCCATGCACTCGTTGCCTGTCCCCATGCGCGCACAGGCTCAGATTGCTGTCGCCGGGACGCCGACCCTGACGAATGCCAGTGCCCCTGGGATAACGCCGTGGAACACCGCGCAATTCAGTGTCTATCTCACGGTGACGGCGACCGGAGCATATCAAGGCTACGGCGGATACACCGCAACGGCGGACCTCTGATCATGGCCCTCGATTTCCCCAGCGCCCCGACCATCGGCCAGACTTACCCCGGCCCCAACGGCGTCACCTGGGCCTGGGATGGCGCCAAGTGGACGACGGGCGCCACCTCCGGACCCCCGAACGGCGCCCTCATCGCCGCGACCCCGCCTTCATCGCCGGTCGGCACCCTGTGGTGGGACACCACGGGTGGCCAGCTTTACGTGCTCTACAATGATGGCAACTCAACCGCCTGGGTGCCCGCCTCCAACATCACCGGCCTCGCCAATGCCGCCACCAAAGCCGATGTCGGGCAGGCGCTCAACGATGTCGGGCGCAACCTCATCCACAACCCGCTGATGGCAGTCGCCCAAAGGGGGGTGGTGTCGGTGACAACCAGCGGCGGCTATCCGGTAGATCGTTGGCTTGTGTCCGCAACTCTGGATGCGATCTCATTTGCGCAAGGTGTCGGGGGCGATGCGGGCCGCGCGGCAATCGGGGATGAAGAGTTCAACTTCTTCCTGGGCAATACTATCACCGGCAACGGTGGCCCAACCGCGTTCAACCTCATCGCCCAGCGCATCGAGAATGTCCGGCGCCTCGCGGGCAAGACGGTGATCATCAGCTTTTGGGCCAGCTGCGGCGCAGGCGCGCTCAAGCTGGGCATCAACATGCTGCAGAGTTTGGGTGCGGGTGGCTCTCCTGCAACCGTGCAGGTGCTTACAACCGGCAATAGTGTGACGCTTTCCACGACCTGGACGCGATATTCAACGACGATTGCTATCCCCAGCCTTGCGGGCAAAACCGTGGGCACATCACCGGGCAACGACCACTTCACTGCGTTGCAGTTTTTTTATTCGGCGGGCGCGAATACCAACCAAGTTGCCGGCAATATCGGTGTCCAGGGGCCGAATGTTCAGTTCTATCTCTGGGGCGTCCAGCTAGAGATCGCAACAGCGGGCCAGACCACGCCGACCCCGCTGGAGAAGCCGGACCCCCAGCAAGACCTTGCGAAATGCCAACGGTTTTATTGTGTAGGCGCTATACTTTGGGGCGGCTACTGCACCGCAGGCCAGCCATACTATGCGTCCACGTTCCTGCCGTCGATGCGGGCGCTGCCCGTTCTCACCCCCATTAGTGACACGTCTAGCAATTTCGGGGCCAGGACGCTGGCTGCGGCAGGGGGCATGGCTTACGTCAATGCCAGCGCCACGGCGGCAGCGGCCGGAACGCTAAACGTTTCGTTTTCTGCCAGCGCGGACCTATAGACATGGCCCTAGATTTCCCCGCATCCCCCGCGACCGGCGCCACCTACACCGGCCCCAATGGCGTCATCTGGTCATGGGATGGCGCCAAGTGGCTCGCGGGCACCAGCGCCAACGTCTACGCCCCGCTCACCGATCCGTTCTTCCAGGGTAACCCACAGGCCCCCAACCCGGCCGTGGGCGATGCCGACCAGACCGTGGCAACGACCAAGTTTGTCACCGACGCCGTTGCGACCTCGCTGCATGATGTTGGCAGGAACTACATCCACAACAGCATGTTCAATATCTGGCAGCGTGGTCCTGGCCCCTTTACCACCACCACTTCTGCATACACCACAGATCGCTGGATATTCGTCAATTCCGCAGGGATAGGATCATTCACAGTAACACGGGCAACACTCAGTGATGGTGATCGTGCTGCGATAGGCGACGAAGCTGCGCGCTATTGTATGCAGAACAACTTCACAGGTAACGCAGGTACTACAGCGCATGATTACGCTGATCACCGCATTGAGGATGTGCGTAGGCTCGCTGGTAAGACAGTGATCGTCAGCTTCTGGGCCATGAGTAGTGGAGGGGGAGTGAAGCTGGGGCTTAATATGTTCCAGCTATTCGGCTCTGGTGGTTCGCCATCCCCCTTTGTTCAGGTGCAAGTCACAGGAACAGCAATCACGACAACAGCAAGCTGGGCGCGTTATTCCACGGTGTTCACAATACCATCGATAGCAGGTAAGACACTCGGGACAGATGGAAGCGATGCAACATGGTTGCGCTTCAGCTACACATGCGGTGCTACGAACAACCAGTCAACAGGCAATATCGGTGTTCAATCTGGTATCGTGAACGTCTGGGGCGTCCAGCTTGAACTCGGCACCGTCGCCACGCCGCTCGAAAAACTCGATCCGGTTACGCAACTGCAACAGTGCCAGCGGTTTTATTGCAGAACGGAAATTCATGCGCTGGGCACCGCTGGGGGAGCAAGCTACTATCTGGGCGTAAATGGCGTCTTCCCGGTCACGATGCGAGCCGTGCCGACCTCAGTGACATCCATTCAAAACATAGGCGCGGATATGAATGTCGCCGGTTTCGCCATCGACAGCCTTCATGTTGGTGGGTTTCGTGCTTTCGCCTCCTCAAGCGCGGCGAGCCAAATTCAGTATGACCGGCTCATAGCCGCCAGCGCGGACCTATAACCATGACCTCACGCATCCAGGCACAGCGTTTCAGCCTCACCAACAACAAGCCCACGGCGGGTGTGCGAACACCCGGTGAAATCTACCTGAACTTCCCCGACCTTCGCCTTGGCATGATCGACGCCTCCCGTAATCCGGTTGACATCCTTGCCATGCGTCGTCACGCACCGACCGCTTCCTACACCACGGGCGACCACGTCGTCGCCAACAGCCTCATCTACGTCGCCAAGACCGATCTGGCGCCCAAAGCCTTCGCCGCCACTGACTGGAACTCCTACCTCCCGGTGGTGAACAACACGATCCCCGCCATTACGTCCTCGGGCAACATCACGGGCCAGACCCTGATCTCGAACAATGGCCGCATCATCTCGTCCATGACGGGCGCGGGCAACTCCCCGTCCTTCTCGATGTGGAACATCACCAACGCCAAGGCTGCCGGGTTCTGGTCGAACAACGGCGAGATCAATTTCGGCGCCATGGATGGCGCGGGCGTGCCTGCCGTCTATTACGGCGGCGTCGATGCGAACAAGAACCTCTACATGACCGGTGCCATAACCACCGGCAATTACCTCGCTTCGGCCAACGGCATTTACTACGCCAACTTCAATGGTTCCGAGTGGCACAGCTATATCGAAACCAACTCCAACGACAAGATCACGTCCTACCGTTCGGGCTGGTATGACCGCTGGCAGAACAGCACGGGCGCGCGCTACTGGGCCGGGCCATCCGGCTACCTGCTGACCCTTGATGGGAGCGGCACCCTGGTCGCCTCGGGCGTGGTGCGCGGCTCCCAGCTATGGGCTTCGGTCTTCGACAACAGCAACGGCATATACACCTCCGGTGGCGGGCGTTGGCGGAACTGGCAGGTAAGTACCGATGGCTGGCGCTGGCAGTGGGACAACACCAACGGCTGGATGCAATACATCAACAGCGGCGGCACCGCCCTGTTCACCATAGACGGCGGCGGCTCGATCACCGCCCTCGGCAATATCAATACGGGCAACGACATCGGCTGCCGGTCGCTGTATGCCAGCACCAACGTGCAGGGCGCGTGGCTTCATTCCACCGGCAGCGCCCAGATCGACGGCAGCATCGGCGTCAGCGGCAACGTCAACTGCGCCAATTCGGTCACGGGCGGCTATGTGCGCTCCACCGGCACCGTCCAGGCCGATGGCAACTTCAATGGCAACCAGGGCATCATCGTCGCCGGAAACATGGTGGGCAACGCCATCTTCTGCGCCAATGGCCTGTTCGCGGGCGGCAACGGCGATACCTCCCTCGGCGTCTATCGCGGCGGCAGCGGGCGCGTCATGCAGATGGCGGGCGGCTGGTATTGGGACTGGAACGGCGGCAACGGCACCATGATCTGGATGCGTGACGGTGCTGGTCCCTTCTGGGTGATGTATTCGCCCAGTTCGCTTTGTTATAATAATTCCGGCCCGATTGGCGGCACCAACTTCTTCCAGACCAGCGACCAGCGTTTCAAGCAGGACGTGCAGCCCCTGCAAAGGGGCCTGTCGGAAATCCTGCGCTTGCAGCCGGTCAGCTACCGCCGCCTGCGCGCCGTCAATACCCAGGTCGAGGGCCGTGCGATCCCTGGTCCCGAACCCCAGACCGAAGTGGGTTTCGTCGCCCAGGCCGTGCGCGCCATTCTCCCCGAGGCGGTGGTCGAAATGCCCATCGAGACGCCCGATGGCGATCCCAACTCGCTGGCCCTGGCCTACAGCACGATCACGGCCACCCTGGTGCGCGCGGTGCAGGAACTCACGGCGCGCGTCATCGCCCTGGAGGCACCGGCATGATTTCGTTGTTGATATATGTGTTGATCTTATGCCTGATCTTTGGGGTGGTGTATTACGTCATCACCCTCCTGCCCTTGCCCGCGCCGTTCGGCCTGATCGTGCAGGTGATCCTTGCGCTGATCCTCGTGCTTGTATTGCTGGACCTGTTGCTTGGAGGCCGTTTCGTCGGGCTGGCCCCGTTGAGGCTCCAGTGACAGCCCGCGCTCCAATAACTCGCGCACGGCGGCGGCACGGCTCACCAATCGCCGCGTGTGCCAGTATTCGTCAATGCGTGCCGCTAACGCCGTTGATATACGCAAGGGCATTGTCACGAAAATATCCATGTAGCGGTGATATCACATGACGGATTTCTTTACACCCGTGGCAACGTGGCAATGTCAATGCTTTGACATCGTTGATAGGCGTGACCCTTGCATCGACCAGGGTGCGCGCGCATCGCGCGCTCTAGCCAAGGAGATACCGATGAAGAACCACTATCTCGTAACCGGCGTCCTGGCGGTGGCGATGGCCGCAATCGCCAGTTTTCCTGCTCACGCTACGCTACAGGTAGCCGCCAATTTCGGCGGCACGACCTTCCTGTGCGTGGATAACACAGGCTGCGACACGAACCTGTCCACCGGCACGATCCAGATCGCCAACCAGACGATTGGGGGCATCACGGTCAACGGCAGTGTCCAGACTTCGGTTGGCACGCCCGCCAATCCCAACGTGCAGGACATCCTGAACACGTCCTCGCTCAATCTCATCAACACCTTGGGCATCGCCGTCGCTTACACGGTCACCATCAGCGATACGTTCTTCGCTGCCCCGGTCAACCAGTTCAGCGCCACGACTGCGGGCACATGGCAAAACGCCATCGGCTCGACCGCCCAGACCCGCCTTTGGGCCGATGCCACCAACCAGCAGGGCGCTGACAGCATCAACGACACGCCCGGCATCCTCTTGGATAATTTCACCTCCACCGCGCTGCTTTCCGCCGACAGCTACAGCCACAACGCCAGCGGCATCTTCAACAGCGCCAACCCGTTCTCGATCACTGAACAGGTCACCGGTTCATTGTCTGCTGGTGGTCAGCTTATCAATCGTGGGCAGACTGCAATTCTGGAGAATGTGCCTGAACCTGCTTCCATGACCATCCTTGGCATGGGCCTGATCGGCCTTGCCACGCTGCGGCGGAAGTGGCGCTAGTCTTTCTCATCTTGATCGGCGTGGTGCTCGTCGCGGGCGCCACGCTGGCCTATCGAACATGGAACGGCGATTGGGACTAAGGACACATATGCAACCGCAACCCCTCCAGCCCACCGACCTTCGCACCGTCACCCTCCAGGCGCAGGAGTGGAACACCGTCTTCGCCGTGCTCAACACGGTGCAGGCGCTGATCTCGCGCATGGTGGAACAGGTCCAGGCGCCGCCCCCTGGCTTTGAACCTGTGGTTGATGATGGATGAGGAAAAGCCCAAGCGTCCAACGTGGCTCACCCTGTCGGTGCTGGGCGTCGTCGCCAGCGTCGGGCTTTACGTGTTCGTCATCGGCGCCGAGATAGGCACGATGCGCCAGCAGATGGTCAGCAACGAGTTCAGGATAACGGCACTGGAGACGCACGGCTCCGGTCCCGTCCAGACGGCTGCGGCCAAGGTTGAGGCGCTGACCAACCGGGCCGACCGTATCTTGGAGGGCCTGCTGACGCTGCAACAGAAGATGTCCGACCTCCAGGCCACCCAGCAAACGCAGGGCGTCATCCTCAACCGGCTACAGGAAGATGTCACCAAGCAAGGAGCCAACCCGAAATGAGCGAACACCCCCAGCCCCCGCCGCAATACCTGATCGACTTCTACAACGCGGTGCATGGGTTGATCTCGTCCAACCATGATCCCGATGCGCGCGAGCATCTGTTCCGGTTGCTCGACAGGATGAAGGACGAAATCCTCGACCCGCAGCCCCCGGTCCAGCCAACCCAGGAGTGAGCATGTGCTATCCGGGTGCATTGCAGGGACAGCCTGCCCCACCGGGGCTGGCGGGTGGCGCGCAGGGGCTGACGCCGGTTAGGGCACTACTGCCGCCGTCAACGTCAGATCAATACGCGCGGGATTACGTCTACGATCCCAGGCCCAACCCCAAGCCGGTGCCTATGCCTAACGCCTACCCGAAAGACGCGGGTTTGGGTGACGCCTACGGCCCTGCCGCCATGCCGTTCTATCAGTTGCGTATGCCCGGCGACACGCCTGATCCCGGTGAATACGATCCGAATGACCCGCCGAGATACTTTGATGCCCCGCGTTATGGTTCTTATGACGACACCCTGGCGCCTTACGACCCGTATCCCAACGCGGGTCCGCAAATGAAAAACGATATCTTGCGTCCGTATTATTATCGGGGAAGTCGGCAACGGCCTGGGCCGGGACCAGAGTTATACATGCCCGATGAGAATACTCTTTGGAAAACCTGACAGGAGTAACGCCCGTGGCCGTGCCCGTTGTCACGACGACCCTGACCACCGCGATGGCAAAGGTGCTCAAGAACCGCACCCGCAGCATCATCGCGGCCAACGCCGTCTTCAGCGCCGACGATGCAACGGTAACCGTGACGCCCGCGCCCCCGCTGACGGCGACCACGGGCACTCCCCCTTATGCGACGGCCACGGTCACGGTGACCCTGCTCGACGTGGCGGGGTCTTACCGCTGTCGGCCGGATATCCCCGGCGTCACGGGTAGCTGGTCAACCGCCGTGACAACGACCGGCGCGGGTCCATACACGGCGACCTTCACGGGTGTCCAAGTGGGCATCGGCACGGGCATCACCATCGCCGTGTCGCCCGCGTCCCTGCTGGGCAGCGTTATCTGGCGCAGTGCCGCGTTCAACGTCGTTGCCGCCGTCACGCTCACCGTGGTGGCGGGGGCCGATCCGCTGGATATCACGCTAAGAATGACCAACAACGACGGCGCCAACACCACCCAGGCCACGGTGGACTGGGGTGACGGCACGGCGGCGACCACCGATACCATCGCCAACTGGGTCACGGGAAAGGCGCACTCCTATGCCACCCCTGGAACCTACGCTGTCATCGCCACCCCCAAGGATGGCGCCAACGCGGTGCGCGGCACGATCACTGCCAGTGTTCCACTGGCTGGCGTGCGTATCACCGCCACCATGGACGGCTCTGTGGCGCGGCGTGCCCATGCCGCTGTCACCCCGAGCACGCGCGTCTCCTACGTCAGTTCCTATATCCAGTGGGGCGACAGCCTCGTCACCGGCACCCCCGGCAACACCGGACCCCTGCCCGATATCCCCCACGACTACGCGGCACCCGCCAGCTACCGGATCGTGTTCAATACAAACACCGGTCTTAGCAACGCGGTGACATTGGCGGTGCCGTGATGTGCATCCCCAACATGACCCCGGAGATGATGCAGCAACTGGGGCAGGCTTTCGCCCAGGCCATGCCGGGCATGGCGGGGGCCATGAGCGGGGGCATGCGGGGCAGTCCCCCAGGCTTCAACCCCCCAGGCGGTCCCGTGGTGATCCCGAATAACAGCACCTTCGGCATCCCTGGTAATCCCGCTGCCGCACCAGGGGGAATGGCCGTGGCCCGGCCCCAACCGCTGCCGCCATCTTCGCTCATGCCCGGCGCCGGTCCCCCACCGCCAGGAGCGCAATACTAGGTGCGCGCACTCAGACCCGGCGAGCGTGGCCCTTCAGCGCGGGGCCGACGCCTTCAACTGGAAAACCCTGGTGGCATCATCATGCCGCCGGAACTCTCCGAGGCGCGCATCTACGAGCGCCTGGAAGCGGCCAACAAGGCCAGGGATAACCTCCTGGCTTTCGCGCGCTTTATGACCCCTGATCCCCGCGACGTGGATGACACGACGTTGTCACGCTACATCGTGGCAAAGCCGCATCGTGCGGTCGCGGACGCGTTGATGAAGGTCGAGCGTGGCGACATAAGAAAACTTATTATCAATATGCCCCCGCGCCACGGGAAGACGGAGTTAGCCTCCAAACTCTTTATCCCTTGGCTCTCCGGTCGGAACCCTTACTGGTCGGTGATATTCGCCACCTACAACCAAACCTATGCCGAGGATATCGGCCGCGCCGTGCGCGAGAACATGACATCTCCCCTGTTCGAGCAGGTGTTTCCCGATAACGCCTCGCGCGTGCGGGGTGACTCCCAGGCCAGCGACCGCCTCCAGAACAATGTCCACTCCGTGCTGGCCTTCGCCGGTCGCGGTGGAACCATCACCGGTCGCGGGGGTAACGTCCTTGTCTGTGACGATCCGATCAAGGACCGCAAGGAAGCCGACTCCCAGCTTATCCGCAACCAGCTATGGGAATGGATGATGCAGGTGTTCCGCTCGCGCATGATGGACAAGGACGCGCGTATCGTCCTGATCCAGACGCGCTGGCACGCGGATGATCCGGTGGGGCGCATCACGGACCCCGACAACGAGTTTTACAACCAGTCCGAAGCCGCCGAGTGGCACATCGTTGACCTGCCCGCGCTGGCCCTTGAAGACGATCCCCTCGGGCGCGAGCCGGGGGACGCCCTGTGGCCCGAGCGTTTCGATAAACCCTTCTTTGAGCAAATCCAGCGCACCGATGCCCGTGGCTTCGCGGCCCTCTACCAGGGCCGACCGGTTCTTCCCGGCATGCGGTTTTTCGAGGAAAGCTGGATGATGCCCTACAACGGCAAGGAACTGCCCCCGCTGGACCAGCTACGCATCTACGTCGCCTCCGACCACGCCGTGTCAAGCGACCAGACCCGTGACAAGACGTGCTGCATCCCGGTCGGGGTAGATAGCCAGGGCACGATCTGGATCATGCCCGACGTGTGGTGGCGCCACGCCAATACCGACGTGGTCGTGGAGGGCATGCTGGCTCTGATCCGCAAATACAAACCCCTGGCTTGGTTCGCGGAACGAGGTCATATCTCCAAGTCCATCGGACCCTTTCTTCGCAAGCGCATGCTTGAAGAGCGTGTGTTCGCCGCTGTTCACGACATGCCGATTGTGGCCGACAAGCAAACCCGTGCCCAATCGATCCAGGGTCGCATGGCGATGCGGCGCATTCGCTTTCCCGCGTTCACCTCATGGTGGTCCGAGGCGCGCAAGCAGATGCTCCAGTTTCCCTTTGGCCCCAAAGATGACTTCGTTGACGCGCTGGCCTGGGTTGGCCTCGGCCTCGACATGATGGTCGGTGCCCGCCCCACCGCCGAGGCGCCCAGACAATTCTCACCCTTCACGCTGGGGGCGATCAAGGCTGAAACCAAACGGCGCAACACGGCCCAGTTGTCGCGCATGGGAGGCTTCTGATGAGCGGTTACGGCCTACCTCCCCCTGACGAACCGGATATCGGGGGCCAGCCCGACGAAGTGGACCCGGTTGCCCAAGGCATGTTCTCGGGCAACGAACCCAAGACCGACGCCTTCACGGGACAGGCCAACCCGACCACGGCGATCCCCCGCGAACGGCCCGAACCGGACCCGGCGCGTGCCGCCCTGGTCAAGCAGATACAGGGGGAAATCCGTTCCGCCCGCAGCAACTGGCAGCCCGTCTTTGACCGCATGCGCGAGGACATGGATTTCGCCATGGGGGTGCAGTGGCCCGGCCAAACCTTGGGCAAGCGCACCGACCGCTACATCTGCAACGTGGTGCTGCGCCACGTCCAGCAGCTTACTTCTACCCTCTACGCCAAGAACCCCACGGTGTCGGCACGCAAGCGCAAGCGGTTGATCAACACGGTCTGGGACGGCACCGAGGTGAGCCTGCAAGCCGCGATGCAGGCGCTTGCCGTGAACCCGCTGGATCCCAACGCCCTGGCCGTGATGATGGACGCCCAGAACGTCCGGTCCACGAACCAACTCCTCGACAAGATGGGGTCCACGCTGGAGATCGTCTACAACTACAACGTTGAGGAACAATCCCCGGTCACCTTCAAACATGGCATGAAGCTGGTCGTGCGCCGGGCGATCATCACTGGCCTTGGTTACGTCAAGCTGGGGTTCCAGCGCGTGGTCAAGCAAGACCCGTCCATGATGCGCCACAACGCCGACGCCCTCGGGCGCCTGCACGCCGCGACCCGCATGGCCCAGGACGTGGGCGACAAGCAGGTCGAACTCGATAGCGCCACCGTTGAGGAACTACGCCTGACTACCCAGGCGCTGGCCCAGGACAAGGAGATCGTGCTGCGCGAGGGCCTTACTTTCGACTACCCCGACAGCATGGCGATCATCCCCGACATCAACTGCCGCGACCTGGGTAGCTTCATGGGCTGCCAGCGGGTCACCGAGCAATATCTTCTGACCGTCGCCCAGGTGCAGGAAATCTACGGCGTGGACGTGAGCAAGGGGTTCACTTCCTACCAATCCGCGACCCAAGGCGGTTTCGACGCCCGCGACAACGGCATGCCAACCACCCTGCCGCGCAGCGCCATGAACCTTGACGGCTATACCAGCGGCGACGATACGCGAGGCAAAGGCTACGTTTGCGTGTGGGAGACATATGACCGCTCCACTGGGTTGGTTTATGAAACCGCTGACGGCTACCCGGATTTCCTGACGGAACCCACGCCCCCGGCGGCGCAGACCGAACGCTTCTGGCCCTGGTATGCCTACACCCTGAACGATACCTACCACGTCGCCACGCCCTATCCCATGTCGGATGTCTCGCTGATGCGTGACATGCAACTGGAAATCAATCGCGCCCGTGAGGGGCTTCGCGAGCATCGCCACGCGGCGCGGCCCAAGACGCTGATCGCGGCGGGCCAGTTGGACGATGAAGATCGGGATAAACTTAAAACTCACCCGGCCAACGCGATCATCGAACTGAACGGGTTGGCACCGGGCCAGAAGGTCACTGACCTGCTGTTCCCGTGGCAAGGCCCCGGTATTGATATGAACCTGTATGAAACCAAGTCGGCAATGGATGACATATTGCGCGTGGTGGGCGTGCAGGAAGCCAACCTTGGCGGCACCTCTGGCGCCACTGCGACCGAGAGTTCCATCGCGGAGAGTTCGCGGGTGACGAGCGTGGACGCATCCATGGACGACATGGATGACCTCCTATCCAACATGGCGCGTGCCGGATCGCAGCTTTTATTGTTGAACGTGAGCACCGAGATCGCCCAGCAGATCGCCGGTCCCGGTGCCGTGTGGCCCCAGGCCAGTGCCTTGGAGGTGGCCGAGGAGATTTACCTTGAGGTCCAAGCGGGGTCGTCGGGACGACCCAATCAGCAGAAAGAAATCCAGGCGATGACCCAGATGGCGCCCTTGCTCTTGCAGGTGCCGGGCATCAATCCGGAGTGGGTCGCCCGTGCCATGTTGTCACGCGTTGACGACCGTGCCCGCATGGATGACGCCCTGGCCGCTGGCTTGCCCTCGATCCAGGCCATGAACTCCGTCATGGGGAACGTGCCGGGGGGTCTTCCCCCAGGCGGTTCGCCCACCGAGCCGGGACAGGCGGGCGCGGCCGGTCCCGGTGATCCCAATGCCCAAGGTCCACAGGGTGCCAGCAACGCGCCACAGCCTCCAGGCCAGGGCGGTCCTGGCCCGCGCGCACCCGCACCGCGTCCCGCGATGGGGCCGCAGGGAGGTCGCCCGATGGTGAACTGATTGACGCCGTGCCCGCAACAGGACCACAAGACCAACGCCGTAGAGTTTGGAGCGTCCCGGCATGACCCCTGAAGCGGAAGCGCCAGCTTCCGAACCCCTTGCCCCGGATACCGGTATTGACACGGCTGCCCCCGTTGACACGGGAGCGTCGTCCGTTGACACGCCTGACCAAACCCCTACGCAAGACCAACCCAAAACCGAAGAACCCACGGACCTCCTCTCGGTCGTCACGGCGGTTCTCGACAGAAACAAACCTCCCGCCGCTGATGTTCCTGCGGAGGGCGATACAAGTGGTGCTCAGAGCACCACGTCCGGACTGGCCGACCCCGCGACCGGCATTGCCGCCGGTCAGCAACCATCCACACCCGCCTTCGATGCCAACGGGCAGCAGCTTCGCGAACTGACCGAAGCTGACTTTGCCGACGTGGAAAAGCCAAGCGTCAAGAAGCGCATCGATGCGCTCTTGTCTCAACGTGCCCAGGCTCGCGCTGATGCTGACAACCTGCGCGGCAATGCCGATCTGTGGCAGCGGCACGTCGATTACATGCAGGGCAATGCCATCGCCCCGCAGGACGCCCAGACGCTTTACCAAGTTGGGGCTTTGCTATCTCGAGGGGATTTCAAAACCTTTGTCGAGGTGGTCAGGCCGTATTACGAAGCGGCGCTGCGGGCCACGGGGGACATCCTCCCGCCCGATATCCAGCAACGTGTGGACGATGGCCAACTGGCCGAGCAGGACGCATCGGAACTCGCCCAAGCCCGAGCCGCTGCGGCTGCCGCGAACCAGCAGGCGCGTTTCGCCAATACCCGCGTCCAGGCGACCCATGAGGAACAGGCAGCGGCCCGACAGGCCACGCATGTTCGTTCGGTCCAGCAGGCATTGGTGGAATGGGAGCGCGGGGTCACCACGCGTGATCCGGATTGGAACAGGAAGAAGGACGCCGTGACACGCTACGCCCAGGCGATGCGATCCGAGCGCGGGCTACCGCCCGATGCCCAGACCGCGATGCAATGGGCCGAGGAAGCCTACGCGTCGGTCAACGGTCTGATCAGCCAGAACCGTCCCGCCGTGCAGGCAACTCGCCAGCGACCGTCCAGCGTCTCCCCAGCAACCCAGGCTTTCCCCCAGCCCAAGACGATGCGCGAGGCAATCGAACTCGCCTTGAGACAGGGGACTGCCGCGTAAACTTGGGAGGGCCGTGTGGCCTTTACCGCAGCGGAACTAGACAACATTGCTGTCGCCGCCTTGGATTTTTACTTCAACAAGGGAGACAAATTTCCACAGACCATCCAGACCAAGCCGATGACGGACGCCTTCCTGTCCGGGGCCAAGACGTTCCCCGGCGGCAAGGGGAATATCTCCTTGGCGGTCAAGGGCGCCTATGGCAACGCGGGTGTCAACGACACCCTCAAAGGCTACACCCATGACGATCAGGTGGTGTTCTACACGCCCGCAAATCTCAAGCGCGCCAACTACGCGTGGAAGGAAATGCACATCGGCCTGACCATGACCCACACCGAACTCAAGATCGACGGCATCAGCGTCACCGATCCTGGGTCGAGCGGGTCCAGCACGTAGAACCACACCGACCGTGTGAAGACCGTTCTGGTCGGCCTGCTTGAGGACAAGCTGGAAGACTTGGGCGAGCAATATGCTCGTCAGTTGGACAAGCTGATCCATGGTGACGGTGCCGCCGATCCCAAGGCGCTGTCGGGCATCATGGCACTGCTATCGGCCAACCCGGTCACGGGCACGGTCGGTGGCCTCGACCGTGCCACCTATCCCTGGTGGCGCAACCGCGCGCGGACGGCGGCTTCCCTCGCGGGCGGTGGCCTTGGCGCGGTGACTTCCAGCCCCACCAACGGCGGCGCGCTTTTGCAGGTGCTTCAGCAGGATTACATGCAGTTGACCCGCTATGGCGGCAAGCCGAACAAGCTGTTCTGCGGCAGTGACTTCCTTGCGGCTCTCCAAACCGAGGTCCGTGCCAACGGGCTTTACTTCTCCAGCGGCCCGAGCGGTGGCCAGTCCACCTCGGTGGGCAACATCACCATCGTGGGTGGCATCAGCCCCACCTATGATCCGACGCTTGACGATCTCGGCCTCCAGAAACGCGGGATTATCATTGATACCTCGGCCATCTACTTGGAGAAGATGGAAACCGAGTGGATGCACATGCACACCCCGTCGCGCCCGTATGACCGGTTCACGCTGTGGAAGTCCATGACCTCCACGGGTCAGATGTGCGCGTCACGCCTGAACTCGTCGGAAATCATCGATATCGCTTAGGGAGTTACCGCCATGCAGCTTTTGAGTTGCCACATCGCCATCGCGGGCGATGACAATTCCATCGTCGTTCGGGACATCGACAACCCGGTGACCTACCCGGAGATGCTGGTGCTCAAGGCGCTGCATGGCGGCGAGCATGTCCGTCACGTCGAGGACGTTGGCGAAGTCGAGCGTGACAACGAAACCGAGCGTGCCCGGTTGAACGAAATCTACGGCCTCGACATCGTGCGCCAGTGTTTCCCCGGCGTGGGGGACATCCCTGAGAAAGACGCCAAGATCAAGGTCCGCAAGGTCGAGGTCACCAAGGTCGAGGTGACCAAGGCCGAAGCCAAGGACAAGGACGAGAGCGTGTTCGAGGAAGACAAGCAATCGGCGCTGCCCAGCGTCAAGAACAAGAAGTAACCACCATGGCCTTGGGCGTTCAACTGCGTGACCTGATCCGGGGCGTGCGCGCCGAAACCGGCAAGTCCCTCAACGTCGCCCACGGCGTGGCCGAACGGGACAGCATCGTTTACCAAATCCAGACCAAGCAGGAATGGCTCTACTACAATTTCGATTGGGCCAGCCTGGACATGAAGACGACGTTGCAGACCGTGGCCGGGACGGACATCTACAACTTCCCGGCGGCGCTGGCCTTTGATTTCATCAACGAAGTCACTTGCAGCGATGACGGGCTATCGGGCTTCTGCCCGGTCAAATACGGCATCGGCCCCGGCGAATACAACTGCACGTCCAAGGGCACCCAAGGGTGGCCGGTGCAGGCGTGGCAGGTGGACAGCACCAACGCCCCGAACACGCAGTTCAATGTCTGGCCTGTCCCCAGCAAGGTTGGCACCCTGATGTTCCAGGGTCGCCGGGCCTTGATGCCCCTGGTCAACGACGCCGACCCCAGCACCCTGGACGGCACGCTGATCGTGCTCTTCGTCGCCGCCGACATACTGGCCCGCAACAAGGCCGAGGACGCCGCCAAGAAGCTGGCCGATGCGCGTCAGCACATGCGTAACATCACAAGGCGTCAGGGCGCGAACAAGCGGGCACCCTTCATCCTGGGTGGCGGCATGGGCGCCGGGGCATACCAGGGGCTAAGGCGCGGCATCGACTACATCGCGCCGGGGTAACGGCCCGTGCCCTACATGGTCATCGAAGACTTTTCGGCGGGGGTTGACCTTCGCCGCAGCGCCGTCACCGCGCAGGGACGCAGCTTGCGGAAGCTGGTCAACGCCTTCGTCAATGGCGGCGGCGAGATCGAGAAGCGGGAAGCGTTCATTCTCGCGGTTCCGGCGGGCAATCTCGCGGGCACCTACGGGTTACGGGCGATATCGGGTGCCCTTTACGTGTTCGGCGCCGGGAGTCGCCCGGCGGGGCTTAATGCGGGACTAGGCTACCAGCAACTCGCGGGCGCCAGCATCCAGCGCATCTCCGACACCGAGGTGTTCAATAACAAACTCTATGTCGTGGTCCAACAGTCACCAGGGGTTTATAAACACTACTACGACGGCGTCCTTGTCACGGAGGCGCCCAACTCGGCCGTTGTCATGGCCCACCGCTCCAAGATGTATGCCGTGGCCTCCAACATCGTCTACTTCAGCGGCCTGGACGATCCAGTCCACTGGACCTCCGGTTCGGGCGGCACCGTGGGTGCCGGGTTCATTCAGGTGGACTCGGCTGACGACGGCATGATCACGCTGATGGGCATGTCGCCCTACTATGACCAGCTTGCCCTTCTCGGCCGCAACTCGATCCAGTTGTGGTCAATGGACGAAGACCCCAAGCTGAACCAGCTTATCCAGACCCTCGCGGGCATCGGGCTTATCACGCCCCTCGGGGTGGGCCGCTACGCCACGGGCGACGTGCTGTTCCTGCACGACAGCGGTATCCGCTCGATAAGGGCGCGTGACAGTTCCAACGCCGCCAGCGTGAACGACATCGGTTCGCCCATTGACGAGGAACTGCGGACCTTCATCCAGACCGCCAAGAACAACAACTCGGGCGGTGCGCCAATTCCCCCAGATTTGGTGGGTATCGAGACGGTGACCGAACCCACCACCGGGCAATTCTGGGTCAACATGGGAAATAGCGTCTACGTCCTGTCCATCGCGCCTTCGGCCAAGATCAGCGCGTGGTCGCGCCATGATCCGGGTTTCAAGGTGGATTACTTCGCGGTGTCGAACTCGTTGCTGTGGCTGCGTTCGGGGGATAATCTTTACACCTATGGCGGGGGCTATGGTGGTTACGACAATTCGGTGGCCGAGGTGATCACGCCGATGAACCCCGGCACCTCGCCCGCGACCAATAAGATGTTCACCGCCATGGACGCGGCCCTGGAGGGCACCTGGACCTTTGAAGTGGGCACCGATCCCTCCATTCCCGACACCCGCGAACTGGTGGCCACGATCACCGGTCCCAGCTTTTCCCAGCAGAGCATCGGCCTGCAAAACACGGGCACCCATATCGGCGTGCGGGTGACCAACTCGGATGCCGCGCGCTCCCGTATCGGGAACATGATTTTCCACTACCGGGAAGGAGCCGTCGATTGAACGCGCTCAGTCCCGACCCGAACAGCCGCAAGCGCCACATCGAGGCGCCCACGGCATTGGCCCTGGCCTACATCGCGCGCAACCTGCGGGCCAACGACCACATCGAGTGCCTTGCCGGGCGCATCGCCACGGTGGATCAGCTTGCCGCCGAAGCGACCCTTACCCCCGGCCTGTGCGACATCGTCTACCTGGGCGATTACCCGGTCGCGGCGATTGGGGCGCGCGAGATGTGGAAGGGCGTCTGGTCGGTCTGGGCGTGGGGCACCGAGAATTGGAATGACGTTGCCACGACGTTGACACGCCACGCCCTTCGCACCCTAAAGCCCGCCATGCTGGCACGCGGTGGTCATCGCGCCGAGTGCATGTCGTGGACGTGCCATATCCCGGCCCATCGGTGGCTGGAGTTCCTGGGCTTTCAGCGCGAGGGCGTGCTTCACGCCTATGGCCGCAACCGGGAAGATTTCATCATGTATGCCTGGAGGCTCACCTGATGTGTATCGGCGGGGGTGGCGGCGGCACGGACAACTCGGTGCTGAACTACCAGCAGCAGCAGGACACCGAGGCGCGCCAGAAGGAGGCCGACCGGCAGGCACGGATCAAGCTGGGCCGGTCGCAGATCGACAAGCTGTTCGACACCGGCCAGACGCTCAAACCGGGCACGGGCGAGGGCAAGAAGACGATACCTAACCCGGCCTATGTCGAAGCCTATACCAACGCGACGAAGACCGCCGCCGGTCCTGGGACGGGAGGGCCAGCGACCTACACAAGAACGGGTTTGAACGCCCGGCCCGATGATCCGTTCTACGGCACTTCCGACCAGCAGTTGGACGCGCCCAACGTCCAGGGCGCGGGGATGGCTGCCGTCAAGGACATCCCCGTGAACATCGAGCAGGATGTTCCCGCCGAATGGCAGAACGGCACCGGCACGGCGTTCAACCAGGATTTCTACGATAAGCGCAAGGAAGCCTATCTCAACAACTACCTGCCCCAGCTTGGGGACCAGTTCAAACAAGCCCGCGAAACCATGGCCTACGCCCTGGCCCGGTCGGGCATGACGCGGTCGTCGGTCGCCGCCGACCAGTATGCCCAGTTGGACAAGAAGAAGCAGATCGAGGAAGGCACCCTTGCCTCCCAGGCCGAGGGCGATGTGAACACCCTGAAGGGTCAGGTCGAGGACGCCCGCACCGGCCTGATCAATGACCTGAACATATCGGCCGATCCCGGTGGCGCTGCCAACCTCGCCTTGGCCCGCACCCAGCAAATTGCGGGCACGCCCGTGTCCTATTCCCCGCTTGGGGATATCTTCGCGGGCGTGGCAAGCGGTATCGGCAACTTTGTCACGGGCGTGCGCCAAGCGGGCATCACCAACATCGCGGGCCTCAACGCGCGCGTGCCCAACCCGACACCGCGCGCGGGCGGAAGCGGCGGCACCTCGGTCGTGCCGTAGGAGGGGACCATGTGCATCGACCCGGCTTCCCTGACCGCCGCTGGAACCGCCGCCGCTGCCGCTGCGGGCACGGGTGCCGCCGCCACCACCGGCATCAGCGCGGGCACCGCCGCCCTGATCGCCAGCGGCCTTGGCGCCGCCGCCACGGTTGGGGGCACGCTCTACAACGCCAGCCAGCAATCCGCGTATGCCGATCAGGCCAACAAGGCCAAGCAAGCGCAGCAACTGGCTTCCGAGCAGGCGCGTCAGGCCGAGGCCGCGCGCCAGAAGGTATATGACGAGCAATCCATGGCCAACTGGCAGGACCAGCTAGCCGCCCAAGGCCCCCAGACATTCGGTGATCAGGTCACCGGGGGTGCCCAGTCGGTGCTGGACACCACCAAGCAGATATCCGAAAGCGCGACCCCCGGCCTGTCCGAGGGCATGCTGCCCGGCCAGACCGGGTCCAACGTCTCGAAGGTGTTCACCGACGAGGTGGCGCGCCAGGGCGCCACGCGCGGAGCCGAAGCCAAGGACCGTATCGCGGCGCTTGCCACGCTGGCGGGCTTCGACCGTGCCGGTGGCTACGAGCGCGTCTCGGGCAACCGCTTCAAGGCGGATCAAGGGTTGCTCTCGGGCATGGCCGGAAGGTCACTGGCGCTGGGCCAGCAGGAGGGCAACGTGGCATCGCCCTATGTGGACCCGCCGGATACGGGCTTGGCCAAGGCGCTGACCGGCCTGGGCGGCACCGCGCTCCAGTATGGCGCCTACAAGGGCACCGTGGACCCGAACGCGGTGGCGAACCTGAAGAAGGCGTCGGGCACTGACAAGCCCGGTGGCGGCGGCATCTTCAGCAACTGGTTCTAGGGAGGGTAACCGATGGCCACGCAGCGCCTGCAAACGGGCGACCCTTGGGCCACCGCCGCGACCACGCTGGGCAAGGCGTTCACCGACGATCCCAACGATCTGGCCCGTGCGGCTTACTACGGGTCGGCCTCGGCCAAGGCACAAGTCGATGCCCAAAAGATCGTAGACGAGCAAGACTCGGCCCGGCGCGTGCGGGACATGCTGGCACGCGGCGAGACGGTCACGCCCCAGATGATGGCCGAGATGTATGGCGCGGGCGAGCGTGCCCAACCGTGGGGCCAGTCTATGCTGGCAGTCAGGGGGAACCAGCCGGGCGCGACCATCTCCAGCCTTGGCCCGTCACAGATCGCTGCCGGGGCGCCGGTTCTCAGCACCACCGAGGGTCAGGCCAACGCCGAGGCGGCGGCGACGGCGCGTGCCGCCGCGACCAACGCCACGACCCGCTACGGGTATGACCTAACCTACAAGTCGAGCCAGCGCGGACACGACATCACCGAGGACCAGAACATCCGGGGTGACGCCACGACACGGCGCCAGCAGGACATCACCCAGCTAACCGAGCGCGAACGGCTGGCCCAGGCGTCACGGCTCAAGGACGAGGAGATCATCAACGTCATCCGTGCCGATGGGTCCACCGGCACGGCGACCCACGCCCAGGTGCGGGATGCCCCGGCAGGGATGTTCTTCCCCTATCGTGACGCGGTGGAAGCCGCCGAGATACGGGCGCGTCTGACGGGCGCGGGCGGTCCCAAGTCAGCGGTGGCGCCGCATCTGTCGGTCAGCGCCATGCGCGATTTCTCGAACATGATCCAGGGGGCGGTCAACGCGCACCTGGGCCTGCCACAGGACGACAGCCGCATCGCCAACAACGAAATCCACGGCGTGGACCTCCCGGCCATCCGGCGCCGGGCCGAGGAGTTATACCAGTCGGGACCGCTGGCCCAGAACGTCACGGCGTCCATCGATCAGGCGATAAGCGAGACGGTCGGGCGCGGTCCCGACAAGACCATGATGACGCCCAACTGGTGGCGGCGGAACCTGCCCACCATCCTGGGCGGCACGGTCAGCGAGGGTGTGGTCAAACCGGGGGACACGGTGCCCCGGCTGGACACCCCCGGCACCGTCAACGGGCGCGTCCCGCTGCCCGGCACCGGCAAGGGCGGCACCGTTGGCGCGGGTTACGCTCCCGGTGGCGCGGGCCAGCCGGGCAGTGAGTCGGGCACCCCCACGCCGGGCAGTCCGCAGGCTTACGCGCCGGGCGACCCGCGCGTCGATCCCCGCGACGACAGCCCGCACGGGCGGCGCTGGGCACTGGGGCGCAACCTTGAAGCGGTGACCGGCACGCCTGCCTGGATGACGGTTGGCACGCGCATGATGGAAAGCGGCGGGCGCGACACGGCCTCCAGCACGGTGGGCAGCACGGGCGAAACCGCCTACGGCACGATGCAGATACAGCAAGGTGCCCTGGACGACGTGAACCGGGCCTTGGGCACCAAGTATACGCCCCAGGATTTGGAGCGCGATGCGACCGTTTCGGGCCGGGTCGGGGCGACCTACCTGCGCCTGATGCAGAACCGCTACGGCGATGATCGCCTTGCCATTGCCGCCTACAACTGGGGTCTTGGCAAGGTGGACGCACTCAGGGACGCCAACGGCGGTGACGCCGAGAAGACCCTCGCGGCGCTGCCGGGCAAGGTCCAGAATTACGTCAACGCGGTGATGACCTACAAGCCGAACACGCCGGGCCAGCCGCCCAACACCACGCCCTACGCACCCATACCTGTGAACGCGAACCCGGCACCGGTCGCGACAACCGGACCCATCCCGCCCGGCCCGAACCCGGTGCCGTCGCTGGCGCCGCCGGGGCCGATCCCGGCACCTTCTCTTGGGGCGATACCCCCCGGTCCTGGCGCGGTGTCATCGGTGGGGCCGTCCGGGCCGATGCCGGTGCGGCCTGGGCCGGGCGCGCCGGGGCTGCCCGGCTCCAACCTGTCCACGCAGGATGTCAACCAGGGATACATGCCCGGTGGCTTCGGCGCGATGGGATCGCCCTTGCTGGCGATGCTGGCGGGCGCTTTCGGTGGACCCTTGGGCGGTGCGCCCGGAGGTGTCAGCACGCCGCAGCAGCAAGTGGCAGCGCCAGCCGTGACAACGCCACAGCCTGCCGTCGCCGCCAGCACGCCCAGCCCGCGTGGCGCGGTGAACGTGGGCGGCAAGGCGGTGCCCATCGCCCAGGTATTGTCCGACGCGCGCAGTGCCATCGCGCGGGGCGCGCCGCGCGAGGCGATCATCCGCAAGCTGAAGGCGATGGGCATCCAGCCGGTAGGCATATGACATGGGGTTGTTTGACGACCTGATCCCTGCGGAGGGCGACTACGCCAATCGCTATAACACGGCCCTGTCCACCCAGGACGAGGAGGCTTACCGCCAGTGGATTGCCCAGCAGAACGCGGCGCTTGGGCGTGACATCGGCGCCGACACGGGTGACTACGACATGCGTGGCGCCTTCAAGGCTGGGGTAAATCCCGCCGAGAACGGGCATTTCCCCGACACTTTCAAAAAACCGAACCACCCGACGTTCAGCGACCAGTCCCAATACCACAACGTGGACGGGAACCAGGGCGGGTCGTGGATGAACGTCGATGGCAAGTGGCACTTCACCCCTGGCAAGACCAACCTTGACACGCATGGCGAGCAGGGTTTGCGCGACTACATGCAGCGTGGTGACCCCAACGTCCAACTGGACATCCCGCCCCAGCCGGGGATGTTTGACGACCTGATACCGCCATCGGGCGAACAGCCGGGGCCGCAGGCGCAGGGTCTTCTCGGCCCGCGCGCCACGCCCAGCGTGGCACCAATAAGTGGCGCCGTGGACGAGGCGCCATGGTGGCAGACCCAGCTACGGGCGGGTGCCGAGAACGTCCTGGGCAGCCTGCAAAGCGCGGGTGCCTCGATGGCGTTGTCACAGGCCGACCGCATGCGGCGGCGCCAGCAGGGGTTCGTTGATCCCCCTGCCTTCGATGCGCCGATGGGCGCCGTGGATGACCTCGGCTGGTTCGATGGCCTGGACAAGGCGGGCCAGGACAAGGCGATTGCCGATGCCGTGCAGGGTGGCGTCGAGGGCCTATCGCGCACCCTGCGCTCGCGCGAGTTCGTCGCCAGCCTGGGCCGCGATCCCGGCACCGCGCCCTTTGATGAAGCCAAAGGCGTGGGCAAGCTGGGTGCCCTGCTGACCAGCCCGGATACCCTCAGATCGGTGTTTCAGGATGCCCTTGCCACGGGCGCACCGGCCATGGCGTTGCCGGTGGCGGCGGGAACCATTCCCTTCGTGGGTCCGGTCGCGGCGGGTGTGGCCTTTGGCGCGCAGCAATACGGGGGCCGCTTCAGCGACATCATCACCGCCGAGATGATGAAGGACAAGATCGACCCGCGTGACCAGCAAGCAGTAACCGCGTGGCTCCAGAACAACCCGGCGAAGGTCAGCGAACTCCAGACCAGGGCGACGGGCGCCGCCGGGGTCGAGGGCCTTGCCCAGACCGCCATGTTCGGTCTTCCCCGCGTGTTTCCTGCGGTGGACCTCAAGAGCGCGGTTGGGCAGGCGTTCCTCGGCGCGGGTGCCGCTACCCTCGGAACGATGGGGGGTGACTACGTCGCGGGCACGCCGACCGACCCTGACAAACACTGGGGCGGGTTCCTGGCCAATTTCCCCCTGGCCCTGGCGATGTCCGCAGCGGGCTTGATAAAGAACCCGCCCAAGGTGCCCTTGCGGTGGAACCCAAGCTGGCGCGGTGATCTCCCTGTTGATGCCGCGCCGCCGGGCACGCCCCAGTTGGGTGGCCCGCCTCGGCCAGTGGTGAATGAACCGGTTAGTGTCCCCGCTAAGGTGTTCACTCCCGACCCAACAACCCTGGATACCAGCGGCTACGCACCCCCGCCCGTTGTCACGCCAGCACCCGTTGTCACGCCCCCTGCGCTGGCACTCCCGCCGCCCCCGCGCGCCCTGCCCGCGCCCCCGCCTGTGGCGCCCTTGCCGCCCGAGGCGCGCGTGGCGCCGCCCGATAGCACCTTGATCACGCCCCCGCCCACGCCGCCCGAGGCGCCAGTGGCACCGCCCGGTGGTGTTATTTCCCTGCCACAGACAGGAGCCATCGATGCGTCAAGCGGTCAACCCACGCCCGCCGCCGGGACCGGTGGGACCGGGGACGGGGGCACCCTCCCCGCGCCCACCGATCTCACGCC